GCGATAAGCTCGGGGCTCTCGGTCGCGGGGACGGATTCTTTGACGGCAAACTTGCCGTCTTCGGTACGCACTGTCATGTGTCTCCTTGGGGCCGCTGCCCGGCAGAACGCCGGGGGTAGGGGCGTGGGTGAGAATTAGAAGTTTACCATAAAAACGCTGTGAAATCTTCCGTTTTCTTGCGTTTCCCATCAGTTTTGCTCGACGAAGCCGGCGGTTTTCAGGGCGTCGAGCTTCTGCCTTCGGCTCGCGGCGATCGGAACTCCGTACATCGGGTCGCGCGGATCGGTCGAGACCCGCACGTCCGGGCACTTCGCCTGGAACTCGCGGATCTCCTCGTCGCTGTCCATCGCGATAGAGTACATCTGAATGGGGTCGTGGAACTCCTTCAGATCAGTGTGGGCGAGCGTCGGCTCGCGATGGAACACGTCGCCGTCGTCGAGCCCGCAGTTCGGGCACTCGGTCAAGGCCGGTGCCGTGATCTTCTGGAACTCGTCTTTGGCCGCATGGCCGCAATGATCGCACTGGTAGTCGTACAGGGGCATGGGTCTCCGGTTAGTAGCCTCGCTTCACCATCTGTTGTCCCGGCGCGGCCCCCTGCTGCATCTCGGACATCATCTGCTCCATCATGTCGGGTTGTCCCCCCATGACGGCGCCGGGCTGGCCGTTCTGAAGGATCTCGCCCATCCCGAGCCCCGCGTTGGGAGTGCCCCCGCCGCCTTCGCCCACCTGAGCCTTTTCCTGCTGCGGCCCCGCCATCATCCGCATGGCGACCATCATCTGAAATTCCGGGTCAGCGAAGACTTCCTCGAACCAGTCGATCCCCGACATCTTCGCGAACCGCAGGAGGCACACCTTCGGCGAGAACGGCACGCCGAGCATCATCGCCGTCTGAGCCGCCGTCATCACAGACGGTAGGGCCTTCTGCATGAAGTCCATCGCCTGCGCATATCGCGTCACGGAGTCCTTGCGGCCCATCGAGTCGGTCTCGATGCTGAACGTGAAGTCGAGGAAGTTGCCGGCCCGAAGCTCGGGCGTGAGTATGACCTGCTCGTCAACGATCTGGCCCGGCAGCGGGATCGGGCCGGTCGGCCCCATGATGACCTGACCGGGCTGTTGCACGCGACGTACGATCGGGATCTCCATGAGCGGATCGGCGTCGATGTACCACGCACGCTTGCGAGCCTCGGCGGCCGAGAACTTGTAGACCATGTCCTTCATGTCGTCGAGGCCGACCGTCGCGTTGTTCGACAGGATCTTCGCCTGCGTCGCCGTGTCGGAGTTCTCCCGCTGGCCGCCCATCGTCTCCGGGTTGCCCGCCATCAGGTTGAACCAGTTGCTCAACTGCATCAGGGCGACTTCGTTGCTCTGCTGCTGGCCCCCGAACGAGATCACCTTAATCCCCTCCGGGTCGTCGCACGCGATAGACTCCCCGTCTGCCGCATCGAGAAGTTCTTGAGCGTCGTCGGCAGAGGCACGTCGGTACGCAGTGATGTCCTTCTGAGCCATCGCCTGATCGATGATCTTCTTCGCCATCCGGTTGCCGAGCGTGTGGAGATCATTCCAGACACCCACCATCGGGACGGGGATCGGGTTGCCGGGCACCGGGGGCGTGAGGGCGAGGAATGTGTACGGCCCCTCGTTGACGCCGTAGTAGTCGTCTGCCCGAAGGTAGTCGTCGAACTCGACGTGCTCGGAGCCGGGTAGCCACACGGTCGCGTTGGCCGAAGGCACCCAAAGCTCAATGATCTCGACCTCGTCTTCAAGCTCGAAGTTCTCGTCGGGCTTGATCCCCCGCATCGACATCTCGTACGCTTTGTCGTTGTGGTCGTCGCCCGCGCGGGGCAGCAGTTCGACGATGTCGTTCTTGAACAACCCGCTCTCCAGCAGCATACCCCTAGGGACAGTCATCGCGTCGCCGAGGATCTGAGCGTCGGCGAACATATGCTCGCGAGAGCCGGGGTCAACGATCAGGTTGTCGAACTCCACCGTCTTCGAGTAGAGTGACCCGCTATCGATCCGGTCGTACTCGTCGAGCGCGTAGATGCTGTCGCTCTGTGCGAGCCCCGTTTTGATGATGCCGAGCGTGAAGACGGCGTCCACGATCGCCTTACGGTACTCGGTCGGGATGTCGATCCGCTTGTCGCTGAAGGCGAGGGCAGAGGCCAGATCCTCCCCGTACTGCCGCTGGAACAGGTACGGCGTCTCCAAGTTGTGCTTGGGGAAGTTCATAACGATATGCGGCACGAGCACGCGAATCGCGTTGAAGATCATGTTGAGAGCTTCGGCGCCGATCTCCCCGTTTTCCTTGTCGTAGTATTGGCCGACGTAGTTCCGCAGGAACATGAGACGGGCGTTGCGGAAGTTCCGCATGCGCTTGATGCCCCGATGAGCCATCTCCTGAACCTTCTTCGGCGTAACATGATTGATCGGCATCTCTCGCTCCTAAGCCGCGTCGGTAAAGTCGAAGCGGGTTTTCTTGTTCTTGTCCACAACCGTCTTCGCCCGCTTCCACTGCTTCATCCGCCCCGCGAACGACCGAGTCGGGGCGACGGTCTCGCCGGCCCGATCCTTGGGCATCTCGCCGCGACCGACTATGCACATGGCGTCCGCCATGACCCGGTCGCCGTGGGCCTTGCGGGTCGCGTCGGACTCCTCTAGCAACGCCGCCGGCCCGATGCCCCCTCCCTCGTACTCCACGTATGTCAGGGCCTCGTCCAACGCCTTATCGTCGTGGTTGATGAACTGCCCGCGTGCGTAGACGCGGCGCAGCATGCCGAGAGCCTGAGCCTTCTTCTCGGGCGTCGATCGCCAGCCGAGCCGCTTGCCCTTCTTCTCCGACACCGTCCCCGCGACCCGGTCGAAGTAGACGTTCGGATAGCTATACGTGTGCGTGACGATCCGCTGGAAGTCGAAGCCGGGGTCTCCGTTGTTCTCCCAAATCAGGAGGGGTCGGCTCCGGCCCCCCGCCCACATGCATGCGGCAACGGCGATTTTGGCGAACTCGTACGCCGGGTACTGCGCAGACGCGAACGCCGCGATCTTCTCGCGGGTTTCGTTGCACATGATGGAGATGGTCGAGTTGCTGGCCCCCTGCCCCTTGCCGATGTCGCACCCTATGGTGTACGTGCGGTTCTGGTCAGGCCGCCCGTTAATCAGGTTGCACCACACCTTCCAGTCGCCCTTCGGGGAGACGGAGATGTTCTTGTAGTCGCGGCGCCGCAGGGTCTCGGCGATCGCCTCATCGCTCAGGGCCTTCTTCCAGGAGATCGAAACCGTGCGGCGGGGCGGGCGGGCGTGGAGCTTGCGGTGCTCCTCGATGATGTTCGACTCGAAGAACAGGTCGCCCGAGCCGATGTGATCCATGTCGATTTCGATCGCCATTTCCTTCGGCGATCGCTTTTCGCACTCGGCGTCGTACCAGGGCGAGCGGATGCGGAACCGGCCTAGCTCGTCCTTCGCGATATACCGGGCCTTGCCCTTCTCAGGGTGCTCCCACCACGCGAGGATGAACACGGGGATCTGACCGGACATTCGGAGCTTGGAGTACCGAGTGCCCGCGCCGTTCGGGGTCGAGCACGGCAGTTTGCATGCCGTCACGTCGCCGAGAGACCGCCAGATCGCCTCCCCCTCCTTCATCTTCGCCATCTCGTCGAGGAAGACGGACGTGCGGCGGTCGGAGCTACCCGCGCTGGCGTTGGAGCTTTCGCCGTCTATGCGAGTGCCGTTGTCCAGGTTGACCAAGTGCATGCGCTTCCGGTTCATCCGGGGAAGCATCCATTCGGGCAGCCGCGAGAGGAGGTAGTCGATCTTGCCGAACAGCGTGCCCGGATCGGCGAGCGTGCCGTGGGGATAGTGCTTCGGCAGGCCGTCGAGGATGTCCACGACGGTCTCGTTACGCGAGATCGTCAGGTGGGACTCGGACTCGCGGAACAGGAAGCGATGCGTGTAAACGCCGATGTGATCCCACGTCGCCCCCATGTCGCGGCTCTTGTCCGTGAGAAGCGACGTGCCCTCGTCGATCGCATGCTCGATCCGTAGGACATGCCTATCCTGGATCTCCCACGTCACCCAGTTGATGTGCTTGTTCTCGGCCTGCTTCACGAGCCCGTCTTCACCCGGCTCGAATATGCGTAGCGTGAAGGCGAAGGCGTTGAGCCAGAACAAGATCGACTGGTGACATGCAGTGTAAAGGTCAACCTGAAGCTCCTCGTCCTTCTCCGCAGCCGCGAGGAGTTCAGCCCGCCACTGCAAATTAGCCTCGGGATCTTTCGGCACCAAAAGTCCAGTTAAAGGACACTCCCAAATCGTCGGAGTGCGCGGAAAACTGTCGTCTAGCGTGGGGGACTCGGCGAAAAGATTACTCATTATTCGCCTCCACGTACTCTGCCGCGAGTCTCAGTAGCGTAACGTTGTCGCCAAACAGCCCGAGAGCTTTGTTGTGTTTAGCGCACAGCAGCCCACGCACCTTGCCGGAGACGTGGCAGTGGTCTACACAGAGGCGTTTAGCGGGTCGGTCTCGACAGATCGCACACACCCCACCCTGAGCGGCCAGCATCGCGTTATACTGCGACGGCGTTATGCCGTATTTTCGCTTCAGGGTACACGCTCGCGACAGCGCCGCGATTTTGGCCGGGTTGGACGCTTTCCACGCCTTGAAGTATTGCTTACGTCTTTCCCGCTCTTGCGGCGTGGAATCAGAGCGTTTTACATCGGCGCAGTGACACGCCTTGCACTCACGCCGCCGCTGGTCTTTCGTCGTTCGGTTCTTGTGGAACTCCGTCAGAGGCTTTATCTGCTGGCACTTGGAGCACTTCTTTGTCATTTGGTTTGAAGATCAAGTCCCACGCATTCGCATACTCGTCGTAACTCACGAGGCAGGGCCGGACGGAGTCGCCCTTGCCGTTAGTCGTCTTTGACGAACTCATAGATGTTGCCCACTACGTCGGGATAGGCACTCCAGCGATTGTTCAAGGTCATACGATATAACTCATTCTCGAACATCTCGGGTGTCAGGAATCGATCAGGGACGCACCACACCGACGACTTCGCGTAGTAGACGCCC